GCCTTATTAAGTATGTTTTTAGAATTATCTATGCATGCCCAAAGAGGTCGGGACCCAGGAGAACTGGGGAGAGGGTAGAGAAGGAGAGATCGGCCAAGCCAATCCCTCGTCTCGAGACAGTAGCCACAGTCGATCAGAAACTGATGCAGACGATGGTCTACGAGGGTCTCGTCCACTCGGACTACCCTTCCTTCCATTTTGGAGGGATCCCCGCGTAGAGGGTCTACGCGGGAGGGTGCTCCAAAGCACCCAAAGACACCAAGAGGATTAGTCTCTTGGCGGGATGATGAGCATCCCATTAGATGAACACCGTGTCCTTATCTACCTCAGTAATCTGAATGGTAACGGCGGACGACGTGGTGTTCTTCAAGCCGAGAGTGAAGGAGGCGCCAGGAGCAGCAATGCTAACCATGGCGATCACATTTTCGGGCTGTCCAGCCGTGAAGAACGACTGGACGCTGTTAACTAAGGTGCAGTTAATCAAGTTCGCGGGGATGGCAGCTGCCTGGTCCCCGGCTTGAGAATTAACGATCATAGTTATCACTTGAAACAGGCCTGACCCTAGTGAGGGTGGAAAGGTGAACTTGGTTCCTGTACCAATAACCGTCGTGTAACTGATGTTACGAGCGACGTAGAGGTTTGAGGGAACGAAGAGGGGTCCGCCAATGGAGGCGGTACCCCGAGCGTTGAGCTCAGTGATGGATTCGGCGAGGGATTCCATCTGCTTCTTGTAGAACGTGATATCGTAGGATATCCACAGTTCACCTAAGGTGGTTCCGGCAGTTGAACAGCCTTGAGTGGCTATTTGAAACTTGCCCAGGTGGTTGAAGTTCTCTTGACCTGCTGTAGCGGAAGTGTACAGGATCTCAAGAGGTCGTTCATGAGGATCACATTCGACTCCATGAAGAAGATTGGTGGAGGGGACGGAGCTACAAGCGTAGTCTGCGTTCTCCATGATCTGCTTGGATGGATAGTCGGCGTCATTGAAATCATACTCCGTGGCCATGATGACCGCGCCCAAAGCTTGGGAAGTACCGTTGAAGGTACTTGAAGTAGTATGAAACTCAAAGACTATTCCGTGAGGCTCCCATTGGTCGAAAAGATTCGCCATTTTGGAAAGCCAGGGAAATGTATCCGGGTTGGTAGGGTTGATAGGAAAGGATTGGTTAGTGAACAGAGAGGATCCACTGACAACTTGTCCGGAGACAATGTTGCCGATGAATTCCCGCTCTGTAAGACGAACTCCACGCTTCCCGTTGCCCTCGAACTTAGGAACGGCGTTACCAGAGACACCAGCCATGAGGGAGTTACCCTTAATAGCGGTGCGGTAATCACCGTAACCGAAAAGTTTAGCAAGGCTTTCACCGGCAAGAGCGCCGAGATCGCCTTGACCAAAAGCAGTGCCGAGAGCACGGCCTGCCATGGACGCACCCCTCCCGAGGGAGGGGGTTTTGTGAACGAGGGATCTTTCGAGGTGATCCAACTTCTTTTCGAGACGCGCGACCGTGTTCGTCTCGTTGGTGATGTCTTCGGAGTAATCTCCCCGACCACGCATCGTGCGGTTTCGTCCTTTGGTGGGTGGACGGACCCGAGAAGATGCTCGCGCATTGCGCCTTGTAGTCATCTTCGGTGTTGCTTATGTATTGGATCCAATAAAGCGTATTGGACTGTACATGAGAGGGAACCTAGGGCAGTATCCTGAGCGAGACCTTGGTATCGCAGGATAAGCCTGGGCGGGAGCCGTGCAGTCTCTCGGCGTTTTGATTAGCACGGAAATATTAAGACGTTGAGGACGTCACCGTTTTGGTCCCTTTATTCCCTAACACCCAATGGAGTGATCCGATATGGACCCATACAACGGTATGGGCCACTCGGATCGGGGTCTGCCTGCCCCGGCACGGTAAGTGCCCTTCTCTATCCCAAGCGTTACATCTCGGGGAAGCGTCGATTTGGCGCATGCCTATCGCATAGAGGACGATCTCTTTTACGTCTGATGCCAGAAGACGAAAGTTGTTCCAACCTAGTTATGAGTTGAAGGAGGACCAATAGAAGCGATATAACCACGGTTAAGAGCTTCACGTTGGTAGAGGAGAGCCCGCTCAGATGCCCCGAACTTACGGTTCCTAATAGGCCGCGAAATCGGAGGCAAGGCGGGGGGAACGTCGGAGGTGAGTCGGAGACTCACATCGACGGATTCCCAGTCCTCGGGAACGCTGCTAGGAATATCTAGCTCGGCGTCGACTAGGGGGGTCGAAATGTCCTGGAAAGGGACATCCGGTGCGTATACTCTCGAATACAGCTTCTCGGAGAAGAGACTAGCGTTGTTCGGATTTGCGCCTTCGACCGGGATGAAGGTAGATCGTGAGACCCTTACCGGAGTATAGGGAAACGACGTCATCTTATCCAGGGGATGAAGATCGACAAGATCGGAACCGAAACGACTAGTGAGTTTTCGGAGGCGATTCGATGAGAGGCGGCATCGGGCACGAAGTCCATGGGTATCCTCCTCAGGAAGAGGAATGGAGTGAACCATGGCCAGGGGTTGAATCCCGGATTTGTCAAGGAAAGGCTCATAGCCCTCAGGGAGAGGTGTCCCAAGAGGGAAGAGCTCCACTGTGACACGCTTCTGTGTACGACCTAGGGAACTAAGCGGGATGGCCACGTCGGATTCCAAGAACAGGAGAGAGTCGAGTTTAAACTCTGATTCCTGACCCTCATAAGTGTATGAGGCTGATTGGAAAAGCGCGTGAGCAAGACGCCTCTGCTCAGGGGAGAAACGAGGTTCTACCCCCTGAGGAACGGTGAATCCTAACCCCCCGAGAAGGGGGTGAGCAAAGATGTTGAGGGTCGTCGATCCGAACTTCGTTTGCTGCTTAATCTCTACGCGGTGGTACTTAAGAAACCAACGATGGGCCAGAGACGGATTCAAGGCTTCGAGAGTTGCCCCGGCGTGCCAACCTGAAAGAGGAAGGGCACCGAGGGAATCTCGGCCGGTGAGTTTTGCCTGACCCGTAAGGAGGCCGACATTGAGAAATCCGCGGATCGATACCGAGGGGACTGTGGAAGTCTCCCAGGGCATAGGCGCGTCCTCCATGTCGGCCCACGACCAACCTTTCCAGAATTGGTACGGGGTAACTGCAGGGGTATACTCGATCGGAACGGAGTTCACGGTGAAGAACCGGGGATGACGGAAATTCTTTCCTACAGAAGGGACGAACCCAACAAGGGCAATCTCCTTCTGCCAGGTAGCGAAGTGGCTATCACTGGAGCGGAAAAGAATGTCATCACCGTTCACGAGAACGGGTAAGCGATCCATCAGACTTCGAGAGCGTAAAACGGCATCTCTATCTGGCAGGGACATCACATAGGCAAAGAGGTTGGCTATGCAGAGGATGGGAAACGAGAGAACGGATCCCATCAGCTGTCCATTCTTCTGAACGATGGGATTAATCTTGGTCCAAGAGGGATATAAGATAATCTGCTCGAATAGAATGGATGAGATGAAGTCTCGATAAGGGAGATCTTCGGGCTCGAGGCAATCTAGAATTACTTCCAAGAATACCTTCGACAGGCGGATGTCCAACCCGTCTGTGGCAGCTGAGTAGTCCCCCGAGACAAAGGGGTCCTCGCCTCCACCGTTGCGACGGTGCCGCTCAATGAGATCATGGATGATGCTCTCATTGACGGGTTCTCCGATCAGTCGGAAAACAGGGGAGGATCGAAGAAAACGCCATAGGGCTCCCTGAAGGGGCCGAGCGACATGACTTCGAACTGCGTCCATGGCAGTGATTAATCTGACTTTCAAGGGTTCTAAGACCTCCGCTACACGAGCGGTAGGTAGACCTTCAGAAGAAGGATCACTCTCGATGAGGTGAGAGATCTTATTCTGATTGGAAAGAGACAGATATGAACGCGATACAGCTGGAGTATAGCTACGGACAACGGACTGCCATTCCGTCGCCGATAGAGGGGGAAGACCCCTCTCTTCGATTACCTGGGAGGAATCTGGATTGAACATCCGAACAAGGGGTTCGGAGTCCACAGAAACACCATGGAAATCGGCCGTGAGATGGCGAATGAACTCACGGGCCCCTCCTTTCTGTCGAGAGGATTCGACAGAAGCCTTCAAAGATCCTTCAATGGAAGGGAGGGTTTTGAAGATCTTGGGACACCTAAATCCGGAGAAGAAAGTCCGCGCGAAGAGGCGCGCGTTTTCCAGATCGGGATTTGAGGTGGGGGCGGGAGGTGAGGAGAGTTGGCGGGAGTGCTTGACCATTGCTCGGAGAACAAAAGATCGAGGCACTTCCGCGAACCCCCTCTTGGACTGGGCGATACCAAATACAGCCCGATAGAAGAGAAACGAGTTCTCTCTATCGGTGGGGTATGTGGCAACACGACGGAGATAGTTCCCTGTCTCCCCAGAGAACAGAGGGCTCTCCGGGGACCGAGTCCACGATGAAGGGCAAGGCGGTAGCGGGTTTCGGAGGAAACGGGCTAACGGCCAATCCTTCCAGTACTTCGCATTCGCTACGAAGTCTGGTTCACTCCATTGGAACATCTCTCTAAGAACGGTGGTTGAATCCGTATAGGGAAGATTTCCAACGTACTCGGGGTCACGAGCGCAAGAGGCGCAGGAGTCCACGAGGACGAGGAGAACCGCTCTCAAGCCTGAGAAGGCTTGGACGAGGCGGAAATCCACAGAGTATGCTACTTGGCCAGAGCGGGGGCTGGGAAGGGGGGCGCCACTTGCAAGACGCGGGCGGGGGGCAAACGGAGTTTGCGTCCCGTCATCGAGCTGGTAAAGACCAGCAACACATTCCTCTGACGGAGGAAATAACGGGTCCGACAGGACAGTGGTTAATTGAACTAATTCAATCTCGAGAGAGATTTTGGGTTCACTTATATATCGCCATTGTTTTGGTCCATCATGACGGTCGTCCCAGAGGGGAGCGACCGCATGAAGGCGGACTAACACATCATCGATGTAGCTAAGAAGTTTGTAATTATTCATTTTAACTACGTTGTCTTGGGGATACTTAATTT